CGTTTAAGGCGGTCATATCAGTATCATAATCTTTTTGCGATACAAAGGCGAAATTATCCATCCGGTCAATAATAACCTTCTGGTTGCTGGACATATCCTTATAGATACGGCGAATATCACCTTTAATCAGCCCAACATCCAGTTTAAGCTCTTGGATGTCATCGCCTTGCTGGGTGGCCATCACGGACACTCCAAACGGTATTCAGAACAAGCTATAAGTGTATCCCAGTATTTTGCATCGGTAAATTTCGACTCTATATTCTTAGTATCACTATTTAATCTTAATTCCTGACTACGACCATCGATTCCATTATCTCCTCGACATTTTTTTTCTTCTAACAAACATTCAGGAGAATCACCCTTGTCGCCTTTTTCTCCTAATAGTGGCACATCTTTGACTGTTTCTCTTGTAATAGAATAGCTAACCGCATTAATACCGGCAGCGCCATTAAAATAGTCTTTACCAAAGATTGGTGTATAGCCATCCTTTGCTTGTACATAGACAATCTTCGGAGGGTTGTTATTGAGTTTGTTTGTAATTTGCGTCGTATTATTTAAAGCCTGTGTAACATATACAAAAGTTAGTACATTCATTAGTGCTAGTAAAATCATTGCTAGTGTGAAGTACTTACTTTTCATTACTTAATTACCGAATGTTGCTAGTGGTAATACAGAAGAAGCTAATGTATTAGTAGTGATATTCCATACAACTGTATTACCAGTAAAACTAGTCCAAGTGCCTTCAAGTACTACCGTACCGGCGGTATTTTTTACTTGAATCATCTTATTAACTGGTGAAGTTGTAGAATCGGGAAGCGCATATTGGTCAGCTCCGTAGGTAACACCAGTGGACGGTTGTAAACCAGAACCCCTAAACTCAAGACGCATCCAGTTTGCAGTCATGCCAATAGTAGTTGTTTTTGTCCCGGTTACTCCTGCGGTAAAACCAATTGGACCACAGTTTGATGCCATAATATTCTCCTTATTGAGGTAATACTGCTAATCTACGGTTAGTAAACGTACTCGTACCAACTGTAGATTTGTATTTTAATGTAAATGTTGTTGAGCCTGGAGTAAGACCTGTTAAGAGTACCGAATAACTCATACCAAGCTCCTGTCCGTTAACGGAGTTTTTATTCTTATACGCCATAGTATCGGTTGCGGCAATTGTATTTGCTCCTGATGCAACAAAACTGATAAAACAATAACCTGCTGTCGACCCGTTAAATGAATCGGAGGTAATTATCAAGAGAGCCTTGCCACTTGCTCCAACTGTAGTCGTGACTGCAGGACCAACTGTAGCTAAGTCGACATACGTACCTGATGATGTTGTTTCAGAAGTAGCAGTATAAGCTGCCTGAGCTTCACCGTGGGCAAGTTTTGCACTAGTCACTGCCCCATCAGCTAGCTTTGCCGTCGTAATAATACTATCGGCAACGACAGCCGTTGAATCAACCGCGTTAGCTTTTAAAGTACCGTCTGGGTCAGCGTGGGTCAAAATACCCTCAACAAGTGAATCAGCCCAGTTGGCTGTTGGCAGAGCTACCACAATTGTTCCGATAGGATAGATAGTATCCGAACCGCCCGTTAATTCTAATTGGGTAATTGTTGTACCAGATACAATACCAGTCCATTCCGACTGAGAACCAGGAATTGGTTTTGGGTTACCGAAGTTATCAAGGTTATTAGAGTCGGGAAGATAGAGTTGGAAATCAACTGGTGTATCTGTTGCCCAGCCGTTCAAAGCAGCCGTCGAGATAGACGAAGCAGCCAATGCTTTTTGGGCAGTCAGTGTAGTCGGTTGCGCCCGGGTGCCGCTCGATACTTTATGAAATTTGTCTGTGATGAGAACCATATGAGTTTCCTTTTATGTCTTAATTATAATTTTATTAAAGTAGTTATGCTAACCGTCGGAATCAAGCAGGCCAATCTTCACATACTCCACAATGACATCACTTAATTGGTAGGAAGTATTGGCTTCAGTTGAATCTACTGACCAGGTCACCCAGTTCATATCTTCCTCGATTTCAATCGGGATTTTTTCGCGGGAGTTACCGTAGGAAATCGGCACAGATAAGGTGGTAGACCAGGGGAGCGTTCCCCAGGCAGATTCAGCCCAACCAACGGCGGTTGAAACAGCCGAGAAGGAATCAGCACCCACGGTCGAGAGGGAAGCGTCTTCAGTCTTTCCTGATACCGCCACATTGATTACCCCTCTAGGACGAAGGAATACAAAAGTAACACGGGTAACGGTAGCCCATTCTTCACCGTCTTCTGAGAAGCGGAGTTGTCCAGAAGTGATATTGGTTGGGAAGGCTTGACCGTTATCCATAGTAGATTGGGAGTCGGTCAGTTCAAAGATAATGTTATCTTTTAAAATAAGGTGGTGGGTATTACCCGTATTATCTTCGTAGAGGTTCATCCAGTCGGCTGAAATGTTTTGTGGAAGCATCCAAGCACCATCTCGGTCAAGGTCAAGTACCCAGATTTGGTTGTTTTCGGTCGCTCCGACAGGAAGTGCCCAATAAATACGGCCATCGTAGGCAAGTCCAACACACTTATCCATAGAAAGGACATTTAAGTTTACCACGTCAGGTTGGATAGTTTCAGATACCGTATTCGTCGAGAGGATGTTTTGTAGTTGAGGACGGGTACCAGTTGTTTTAAATCCACCGCGAGAGGGATACCACAGGCTGTCTCGGTACGATACCACGCCGTCAGGAGAATCGGTACCGTCTTGTCCATTGTCTTCTTTAACATCGAAGTAAGGAATAATCTCATCACCAACAGTCACAGAGGTACTTGTCATTGTATAGCGTTTACCAGAACCATTCGTACCCCGACAGATAACCATAGGTGTAGGCGTACCTTGCCCCGTTCGGAACGGTTTAACAACTACTGGAAATTCTTTAGTACCACGGCCAATCTCAACCCAACCACCCCCACCGTATGGAGAAAAGTCGAGTGCTGAGATACCAGAACCGCCATAACGTACGTAACGAGGGTTATCTTTATCTCCTGTAAGGAAGACTTGACCGTTAATCACCTGTCCACGAGTCACTTTTGGCCCTTCGGTCGTATCAGCAATCGGAGCAGTACGCGTGACATCTTTGGAAGCGATACCTGAGTCTTTATACGTAAGTCCTGTTATGGCAGAAGCAATTAAGAATTGAGCGTCGGCAGTTTCACCCATATATAAGTTATAACTTTGCGCCCCGGTGACCGCTGCCCAGGTAATGGTTAAGTAGTTAGTTGTTTCATCCCATGCCCCTCGTACTAGAGAGACTTGCTGAGAGTCAGTTGGAGCGGCGGCCGTTTCACCTACGGTAGAGTTTGCCGTAATGGTGTAGTAGTAAGTATAGGTCGTTCCAGAAAGCCCTGTAGGCGTAATCGTAGGAGCAGTTGGAGTAGGCAAAGCTACGAAGGGCACCACGAGTGCAGTCGGGATATTGAAATAACTAAGATTATCTACCCCGTTCATCACCAGGACTTTTTCGTCAATTTGTACAAAGTGTCCTGGGGCGGTGTTGTCGTAGGTCTTGCCGTCGATAATTTGCCATGCACCACCGTCTTTTGAAATCGTTACTTTGGTGGTGCCAGAGACGTTCTGGAGGGTAATCAGCCACTTCTCTAAAGTAGTCGAGTTAAGAAACTCTCCGACTTCTCCTAAAATAGTCCCTAAAGGAGTTTGACCGTATTTCACTAAAGACGGCCGAGGACCAACCGTACCATCCTGATAAATTAAGACGTTAGTCGCCCCAACAAGTCCCTTTTGAGGCGTACGCCCGACGTCTAGAGTAGAGTTATACCCTTCCATCCAGGAACGCAAAGATAACCGTTCAATTTTCGGTGGACGGATTTGCTGAGGTACATAAGCCATTAGGTATTATATCCCCATTCACTGTCAAATGATTCGCCCATCACTGAAGTATAGAGAGGAATCACGTTGACTTGTGCGTCATTCGCTTCCTTCATCTTCACCATTAAGTTGTTAGCCTTCTGTACCAGTGCTGGATATTGGCCAATCTTAGTCACAGTATTACGTACCCGTTCCGCTGCGGTCATATAGACTAACCAGTTTGGGTCGTCAACAAGTACTTCATCGCTAGGGTTGACCAGTGGGTCAAGTTTCATAATAGCTGGCACAATCACTTCACCACCGTAGTAGCTATCAGTGATTTCAAAGGTCTTAGAGAAGACTAGCTCATCACCAATCACGGCACAGGTCGAGCCGTTTTGGTAGCGACGGAATTCATCAGCAGATACAAGAGAATAATACGCATAACTGTTCGGGTCGGTAGGACTGACAATAACAATGTAGTCATCTTCTCGCTTCGATAGTTCGTAAATGGCTTCGTCCATGTCAACACGGTCAGAGGTAATAGTTCCGAGTGAGAGTCGTTCATAGCGGGAGTTCCACTGTACACCTGGTTCAGACAGCCAGTCGTCCTGCATAAGGTTAGCGATGGCAAGGAACTGCGCGTACCGGGGGGCGCTGGGAGCGGTGGCTTTACCGTTTGCAACCAGGTTGGCTTTATTTATAAGTTGAGTAACGTTCATGGTTATTTTCCTGTCTTCATTATAATTTTCATAGAGTAGTTATCCTATGCTCTTAGCTTTTATGGTTGAACCAGCTGAAGACAAGAGTTTCTGAATAGCAGCAGTCGAGGCAGTTCGTTTAAACCCACCTGAGCTAGGCGCTTTAAAGCCAATCTTTCGTGAGCCACTTGATTTTCTCTTAGCGGTTTTAGTTTTGGCAGTTTTAGCGCTTACTTTGGCAGTGCGGGCGGTTTCCTTTTTGGCGATAGCGATTTCAGAATTACTCGGCAGCCAAAGGGTTGGGTCTATTACTCCGTCAGCGTAGGTTTGCTGACGTTTGCTGTACGACACCTTGTCAGCAGTTGCTTGTTTGCCAAGCTTCTCTAGGTACTGCTTTTTAGCAACGGTATTAATGTCACTGGTCGCATTCGAAAGCATGTCTTTTTTCTGCTCATCATTGAGGGCTTGATATTCAGGCGAATTAATAATACCGTCCCAAATCAGGGTTGTTTCTTGTCCAACGCCTTGGTTGTATTCGTATTGTTGGTTGCCATCTAACTTGATAGTTTCTTGGCCGACCTTCAGTGTCTTATCGTTAGACGGGAAGATAGGTTGACCCGCTTTATCTAAGCGGTCTAGTTCCTCAGTGATAGGGGTAGAACGTTCTTGAGAGGGGCGGAAGGGGTCAACTAAGCGTCCTAATTTATCAGGGTTTGCTTGAGTCAGTTCATTTCCGAGGGAGTCAATTTTAGGGTTAAGACCTGTCCTCGCACCTGGTATGCGGCCTTGGATAGCCTCTAGAGGAGTATTCGTTTGACGTTGAGTTTCATCAGTCACGTTCCCAATATCATTAAGAATAGTCGGAATAACCGAGCCAGCTTGTGAACGGACAAAGTTCTCTGCATATCGCTTAGGGTCTTGTACAGCGTCAAGCGCACCAGAGATACCTGATAAGAATGATTGTTCAAGCGTACCACTGGCAAGCTGTGTAACACCTGCCGTGAGTGCTGCAACGGAGTCGCCACCGTCTTTAATTGCGTCATTTATAGATTTACCAATACCGAATAACGCACCTACTGGGCCGGCGTAGTTCAGAGAGTAATAGGTATTTCCAATCTTAATTGAGTTAGGGGTAATCCCTTCGGCTTTCCAACGGTTTTGTTCGGTTTGGTCGTTAGGATAGTTACCAGTCAGTAAGTCGTTATTTGCAAGTTCAGCACCTAAGTAGATAAGACCCGTACCTGTACCTGCCTCAGAGATAGCTTGAACCAGTTTGTTTTGATTTAAGGATTTATTAGCCATCTGAGTGACGGCTTCTTTTACTGCACCAATAGGAGTGAAGTCAATCACTCGGGATAAGAAAGCAGACGGGACTTTAGTAAACGGTGCTAATACGCCTAACGCGGCCTTACCAACACCACGGACCGCTGCATTCTCTTGCTTTGAGACGGCTTCACGCAGCTTATTCGCGACGTTCGAGAGTAAGGTGTCATTGCCTAATACGGCCTGTTCGGCCACGTCTGTGGCGTATTGGGTGGCTTCTTCGGTTGGATTTTTAATGCCATTTTCTACATAGTCATCAAAAGATTTGCCTTTTAACTTAAGATTCTTAGCTTCGACAATCGTAGCCTCTGCGAGAGAGTTACGGAATTGAGAGTAATAGAATGGACGGTCAGCGGCACCCATGACACGGAAGACACCATTAACATAGGTCTTTAGTGCTGGGTTTTTAAAGTTAATTTCACGGTCTATATACTTACCATCAGCACTAAACGAACGTTCATCTACACCAGATTTAAGGTACTTTGCGGCTTTCTGTAAGCCTTCGGCTGTACCAGCCCAGTTGCCTCTGTTAGTTAGAACAGAACTTCGTTTACCAGTAAACAGGGAGGCTACCATATCCGCTGCGACTGCTCCCGGGCGAGAGACTTCTCGGAGACCACGGAACAAAACGTTAGATAATGCACCACCTGTAGTCGTACGAATACCAGTAAGGAGTCCAGCCTTCCAGGTACCTACCAGTTTATCGACTAATTCAGTTGGGATAAGGCTATTCACTTGCTTTTGTAGTTCTGCTGTCGCTACCTCACGGGCTTCACTACCGAGTTTTAGCTGACCAATTTCTTGAGTCTTTGTAATAATAGCTTGACGAATATCTGGTGTCACAGGAACATCAGCCTTTTGGAGTTCCCGTAAAGCGTTATAAGTCATACCTTCTGGAGTACGGCGAGAGATGATACTGGCTGCTTGAACGGTTTGACCAGCCTTCGTCAGTTGGGTAGAAAGCGTATCGTAGATATTCTGAGCCAGTTCGAGGTTGCGAGTACCACCTTTATTATCTAGTGAAGCAGCAACGGCAATGGCATCGGTAACAGCTTGGCGGTCAATATTCTTCTGGCTAAGGCGGTTCAGAACGTCGTCAATTGCTTCATCTTCAGTACGGTTATTAAGGAAGTTAATAGATTCCTCAACACTACCCGAGTTAGTAGACTTCTTATAACTTGAAGCATTCTCTCGAACAGCTTGAGCTAGTTCAGGGCTAAGGTTACCACTGTTAGGTGCTGTCGTTGAAGCAAATCGAGAACGAGGATTATCATCTGGTAAGGTTTGGATACTCTGCATTTCGACGTTACCGTTATCGAACGAACCACGTATTGAACTTTCTAACTGGTCGGACGTTGGTTGTTGTGATATTTCTTGGTTACGGTCTAAGCTGGATGTATCTGAAATTCTTTTATAAAACTCAGGTGTTATGTCTTGTCCAAAAATCTCTTGCCTTCTTGTTCTCTCATTATCAATAGAAAGCTCTTTGTTAGCAGGTCGATAAACTGGTATTTCTTTTACACCTAACGCCTCGTATGCACTCATTCTGTGTTGACCGTCTAGTACATTGCCCTTTTCGTCTATAATAATCGGGTCTAGTTTCCCACCAGATTGCAATTTTTGAATATTTTTAGCAATTTGCTCACGGCTAGATTCAGGATTATCAAAGAAATCACCTTTGTTGTCATATGATATTTTATTGTTTGGTAATAAGTCCTCTGAGAATTGCGTATCTATTTTGTTCAAGTAGTTTAAAGGTAAGCCGTCCCTTTCACCTTGACGTGCCAGTTTTTCAACTCGTACTCTATCTTCTCCTGGAAGCCTAATGTACCCACCTTGACCAATCTCACGCTCTACACTCTTACGAGCATTCAAGCGTTCCACACGGTTTTGAGCCATAGCTTTAGAAACCTCTCGGCGAGCGATTGGGTCTTGTATGGTGTCGAATTGTTGAGCAAGGGTTGTGTACTGGTCATCAAATCCCGTCACCCGGGGGTCTTGAGAGGCGATAGACGAAGGCTTCGCATCATTAACGGCTTGTACACCGTCGTTCACTCCACGACGCGTAAGAGCGCCTGCTACCGGTGCGACAACATCTAATGCACCTTGGGTGACTCCGCCAATCAGCGCACCGGTTCCAGCAGCTTTGACTGCTTGGCCTAGGTCACCTGTTTCACCAAAGCTTTGTAATCCCGCTTGTGCACCTCCAAGCCCACCAAATAAGGCAGCATCTTTAGCAGCTGTTGTAGCAACTTGTCGGGCAGTTGCTCCCTTCGCAAGCGATAGTGGATTAGCAAACATCGTCGCAGCACTAGCGACTTCGGCACCCTTACCAAGAACGGCGGCAACATCTTGAAGGTTCCCTTGGCCACTGGCAATACGTGTCGCATTGACGTCAACATCTGAAGTACCGGCTAGTCTTTTACCTTCTAGGTCTTTTTGCGATTGGATAAACTTACGAAGTGGGTCAGTGGTATCAACGGTCGCTTGGTCAACGTACTTAGCTACGTCTGGATTTAGAAGTTTAGCAAGTGGGTTGGCGATAACTGCTCCACCTTGTAGAGCAACATCCGTGACAGCACCCAAGCCTTGTTGGACACTGGAACCGATTGTTTTGGTAAAGTCAACAAGGTTCTTGCCTATTTTCCCAATACCATCATTAGTGATTATCTTTTGAGATACTTGGTCACCACTGCGCGCTAGTTCTTTGCGAAGGTCTGAACCATTTGCTCCGGTGGCTTGGGTATACTGTTCAATGGTAATTTTCTTACCGTTGTTATCAAAGAAGTCAAAGCCTTTGTCTGAACGTTGCTTTTTAGTATATGCCACTAGTAAAACTCCTGGTTAGAATAGTTGACGTTTTTTGCGGTCTTCAGCTGTATTAAGGAGATTTGCGTATTGTCCAGCAGCTGCTTGGGCTGGTGTTTGTCCTTGGGCGACATTAATACCTTGTACGTTGTATTGGTCGAGTGTAGGAGCGGTGAAGTTCACGTTACGAGCAGAGATAGCTGGGTTTGCTCCCAATTGGTCAATCTGGCTAAGTAATGTAGATACACGGTCGTTAAACGGTGTCAGCTGACCACGAGCTTGGGCATAATTTTGGCCACGAGCTTGTGCGCGCTGGAGTGCAATGTTCGATAGCTGTTCGTTAATCTGTGCTTCACTTTGTAATAGACCAGCATTAAGTTGGTTCTCTGATTGACGGCGTTGGTTGCCAAGGTCTTCTTGGGCTGAACCAAAGGCCTTCTTACGGTCTTCATCAGCAATGTCGATATTTTGAAGGTTACGGCCAAATGATGTTTGAATGGCACCTTGTTGTTTATTACCTTGTTGAGCAACTGCAAGCGGAGCAGCGTATTGAGCGGCACTTGATGAGTTACCGAGGAGACGTCGTAAGCCCTGAGCCTGACGGGCGACGGTTTGGTCAACGTTCGAACGAGCAGTGACGTTGTCATCAATAGTACGTTGCTTTGTTAAGCCAGCGTCCCGTTCAGCCTGAGCGTTCGAACCAAGTAATTGATTTAATGCGCTTTGGTACGAGTTCTGGACGTTTCCTAAACCAATACCCCGTTGAGCGTTCAGACGGTCGAGAGCTTGGCGAGCCAGTGTCTCTTGGTCATTATAGTAAGCAAGGGCAGCTGGGTCATATGATGCCGCAGAGGTACCGCCTCCAGCAGCACGGCCTGCCGTTGCTCCACCAGTCGATGCACCTAAGACACCGCCTTGTGGTGCTGCAGAGACGTATGGACTGTATGAAGGGTTTAAAAAGGTACCCGGTATCGGGTTCTTCGTTGCGTAGGCGTTGTTAGCTGCTTGTACACCTTTACTGCCTGCTGAGTTAATTAGCGGGCTCACGGTCGCGGGAATGCGGCCTGTATTAACACTTGAGCCACCATTGGCTCCTTCGGAAAAACCAAACTCCGGTAGGTTTAAAGCTGTTCCTACGTTATCGACTAAATCGCCAAAAAATCCCATGAATATTCTCCTGTAATAAATTTTAATTCGTTCCACAAGGAGTTAGATACGACCACCTAGTTAGTATGGTCTACGATGTGTTCAGTATACGGTGAGTAAAGTAGTTATGCTAGAGACTGGGGGGAATAATCTCAAGCACTTCTTTCGTACTGAAGGCATGTTCTAACTTTTCAACCCGGACGGTCACCGTTTTAGGGCTGAGTATTACGTAAGCAAATATAGCGAGCAGTATAACTTGTATAGTAATGAAGCCAATGAAGAATTTCTTATTGACGATAAACTCCTTATCAGTAGCCATTAGGCAGCAATACCCCAGAAGCCAGCCTTCACGACTACGCCATCAGGAATTGCTACGTTACTTGTAGAGCCGAGGACATTGATTGATGTGAGTATAGTAATGCCTGTAAAAGTTTGTTTAGCGAAAGCTTGTGAAATTGATTTAAGATTTCCTGCTACAGTTACTGCACCTGGTAAGTAAATTCCCGTTGAATCCCGATAGTTTGGTTGGAAAGAATCCGCCGATATTGAACTACAAAGGGCGGTACCCGTAGCCGTATGATCGGATGTTGCATAAAACGTTGCGCTTCCCCCTGAGGTCGTAACGGAATCGGTAAAGACAATGATATCCCCCGTGTTCGGAGTACCATTTTTAAAGAGACCATTTTCACAATACCGCACTGCCGTTTTCTTAGCAATTTGGGCAAATAGAACTTGGTCTGTTTCCTTGACTGCTCGTGATGTTGGCACCTTTGTAGGGTCATCTGCCATCGGAATGGTATCACTTAACATGTCTGTAGTTAAAGTATTACTCGGTACATTTGAGGGTGATATATCGGGCATTATCGTATCTCCGTTAAAATATAGGCTTTACCTGAAGTACTTGGTGTTGTTGGTGTACCAGCAAGTACCGCAAGTGCTGCGGTAGCCGTATGACCTATTTGAATCTTATATGTGTGTGACCCAGCTGAGGGAGCAGAGATACGAGCAGTGAACGTTGCGTTGACGCCAAATGAGCTTGTGGCTAAATCCCAGTTGAGTGAATCGAGTATTGTTGAACCCTCAGCTACAGCCACGGCTACGCCCTGTCCCGAACCAGCAGCAGAACGTACTGTACCTTTAAACGTTACATAGACATCACGACCACCTGTTGGAACAGTAACAGTACTAGAAAGCCCAGTTACATCAGCAAAGACGTTACTAGTGGTACTCGCAAGCGTAAAGTTTGAAGTAATTTCAGCGTAGCCAAGTTTAATGGCAGTCGTAGACAAAGTTGGTGCTGTAGCAGTTCCTGCCAAGTCACCTGCAAGCTGAATCTTTCCCTTACTTGTAGTTGTTGCATCGGGGGTTGGTGAGTTAATTTGTGGCATATATTATCTCCTATACTATTTCTGTTACTTGCATTGAGTTACCACCTGTTGCTACCCAGATACCAGAGATAACACCTGAATATTCTTCACCACGTATTGTTGTAGTACCTAATGAAGGAAGTAAGAACGTATAAGCAGTAGAGGCAGACGTTGCACCGTACGTTATGTAACAGTCACTCGTACCACCATTAACAAGAATAATAGCCTTTCGGTTCGCATTTGAAGCCTTTAGGGTTGTGCTAGTAGTAGCTGGTGTGACCTGAGTAATCGTCGGCGTCGTTGCAACGGCTTCACGGGTTACCCAAGGGCTGGTAGATTGTGTGACGGCTACAGTACCCGAAACAGTAGCAAGCAAGTTAGCAGCGGTTGGGTTGGAAACTATGACATTAGGTTGAGTAAATTGTGCAGATGGCTCAATACGAATGTTTGCTGTACCTGATGTGTACGTTGACGCTCGTACACGGAACTGAGTAATACCTAGTAAAGGTGTAACATTCCATATAGTTGTTGAGTTGGCTGTTGGTGCAATACTTATTGATGCAACTGGGTTGACAGACGATATCGGAAAAGCCGGTATCGCTACCCAGTTTACAGAGTCGAAGACTTCAAAGTTTACTGTAATACCAGCGTACGTACCGTACATTGATACAGTAACAGCGCCCACTCCTGCCATGTCTGTAGCAGTTACGACAGAAGTAGCTGTGGTGATAGTTCCCGTAGTTGGAGTTTGAATTGCGTTTAATTGAACTGGTATTTGTGTTTGGTCAGAAGCAAGAACAACTGGACTGCTGTTCGCCATTGTTTTTTGACCGTTTGTATTAGGGGGTGTGTATGCCATGGTTAGAAGACCTTCCAGTTAGTGTTATTGCTATAAAATTTACGTGATTCATCGGCCAGTAGTGATATTGAAGTACTACCATTGATGGTTTGCCCGCCAGTTGTAGAAACAGTAATTGCTGCACCACTGTCGTTATTAATTTCATAAGCATTTGTATTGCCTACCGCTGTTGGCAAAGTAGGCGCGCCGCCGCTTCCTACGAATACTACATAATCAGTACTTGCTGTAGCTCCAAGAGTTGAAGCAGTCGTTAAGATAGCGATTGACCGGCTAATACCTGTAGGAACGTTGATGTTAGCCGTTCCATCGAATGATACCCCGTTGATTGTTCGTGCTGTCGTCAGTTTCGGTGCAGATACGATAGTAATAGCAGGGGTGGTCGTTGGATTAGCAATAGTCGCATCACCAGAAGTAGATGATACGTTTGTTACTGTTCCGCCTCCTCCTCCGGCTGCTGTTGATGAAATGTTATAAGGACTACCCGATGTACCCGTTCCTGTTATGGTGACGTTAGAACCAGCTGTAATAAGTCCTGTGATATTTGAAAGCTTGCCCGCTAAATCTGTGACAAGGTTAGTGACTTGGGATTCGGCAATTTGGATTGAGGTATTCGCTGAGGCGGTGGTTAAACCTTTGGCATTCACTGTGTACACAGGTACTTGGGTAGCAGAACCGAATGTACCAACGTTGGAGTTTACCGTCGCAAGGACCGTCGCATTCGTGTTATTAGCCGAACCATTGAAGGTTGAACCAGCAGTCGTCACGTCACCTGTAAGCGTTCCAATTGTGCGAGCTGTCTGTAAAGTCGTAGCCGTACCAGCGTTACCTGTGACGGTTGTCTGGTCGCCCGTGTTCGTACCTGATAAGTTCGTACCGGTCACTGCACCAGTTGAAGCTACCGACGTTGGAGTTATAGCTCCGAGACCGATTGTAAGGCTTCCTGAGGTCGTTATTGGACCACCGCTAACACTGACGCCATTAGCACCTGTAGCATTCACAGAAGTCACCGTACCGCTTCCACCAGTTATGACTAAATCGCCTGAACCAAGCAAGGTAGTCCCGTTGACTGTTTTGATGTTCGTACCGCTGACCAGAGTAGCTTGTTTAGCGTTCAGTGCAGTCTGGGTAAGTGTAGATATAGGTTTGCTAAGGTCTGACGTATTATCCACATTTGATAGCCCCACATCATTTTTATCAAGTGAATCCCACGACGTATCATAGTTAGTACTTGAATTTTTCTTTAAGTATTGATTTATTGTTCCACCAACGGCAACACCAGCTCCTGCTGTCCCATCTGCCCCTTTTGGCCCAGTGAGGAAAGTAGTTGCGGCTATTTGCGTTTCACTAACAGATGCGCTACTGACAGTAACGCCTTGGTTTTGACTCGACAGGTCTACTGATACTAGGTAGCGTTTATCAATCATTTTATATAATGTAGTCCTGTACTACAGTTACCTTACCTGTTATCGGGGTGGCTACGTTATCTGAGCCTTCTTTAAGTTGAATCTCCACTTTGTATTCAGTATCGGCACTGAGTGCTTTACTTTCCAAGACGGTTGGCTGTGCGCTCACAGTTGCTATGTTATCTACGTCTGGTGTAAGTGTTTGGTTAAGTCGAACGAAGGCCGCACCTGTATTGTCTGAGGGATTAGAAACATCGGTCATGGCAATATCTGCGGTAATAGTTGTCCAGTCAAACCCTACGTATGGTGGAGTGAATTGGAAAGCAAAGACAGGGGTATCGCCCTTTTTGAACGGGTCATACTGTATAACTTTAAGTTTTGCCATAATTGTAATCTCTAATTAAGTTTAATCTTGGTCGGGAGACCCCACTCTCCCATCTGAACTACTTCGCTACTTTGCTAGCTTTAGTAGTGCCTGTTGCTGCTTCTTCAACAGCGCCATCGTTAAAACCGTCAGATACAGGGCCACTGAATGAATCAGGTGAACCAGCAACGTCGATACCGCCAGTGTTGGCTTTCTTCGCTTCTGCGTCGTTAGGTGTAACAGCTTGTAGTACTGGTTCGATTTTTAGGTCGTTCTCAGTAATGTTGTTGTTTTGTGCAGCCAAACGAGCTTTTGTAAGTCGTTCAGCGTCTTCTTTGATGTCTGCGTATGGTACGTTATCTGCCATAATCTTCTCCTTGGTTACTTAGTTATTAGGCGATTGAGTGCTTAGCGATTGCGTCAGCTTTAGCAGTCAATACGAATGCGTCGTATACTACACGACCTTCTACGAGCCAACCGTTGATACCAGGGGCATCTACGTGTGTCTTGTAGCTTTCAAGAACCATTGGGCTAACCATTGCTACTGGGTGAGTAATGATTAAGTCAACGTTAGTAGGCATGTATGAGCTTGGAACAACTTGGATAGTTGTACCGTCAACAGTACCGTAGTTACCTGAGTGACGTGAACCCATTGCATCTTCTGAGTCAAGCACGAAGTTGCTTTGTTTCAAGAATGCGTAGTACTGTGCAGTCATGAATGCGATACGGCCAGTAAGGGGAACCTTCTTGTCAGTAATCACAGTTTGAGCTGCGAGGAAGTTTAAGTATGCGTTTGCAGCAGTTGTCGCACCGGTAGTTGCACCAACAGATGCAGCAGTACCAAGAGTAGCCAATCGGTATACGTCAATTTCTGGTGTAATCACTTCGTCAAGTTGACGAGCGAGGAACTTACCAGCTTCAGTTACACCCATTGATTCGTCACGGTTACGACGGTCGATAGACTTCGTAAACGCACGGTCACGAGCTAGGGTTAGTGTTTGGATGGTTGTGTCAACTTCTGTAACAGTACCGTAACGGTTTTGTCCAGAACGGGTGTATGTACCCATAGTTGCAGTGGCGACTGAGTAAACGCTAACAGAGTTAACGCCAGTCCAGTCGTAGTCGTTGTTTACAGCTTTGTCGGTGAGGCTTTTTAGTTTAAAGCGTTCAACAACTTTTGCGCTGTACTTAGAAGCTAAGTTTTGAGCCATGTTGGTTATTTCCTTTGGTTAATGCGCTTCTACTTGATAGAGTCAAAGCCTTCTTCGAATTGGTCTTTCTTTGGAGCGTGCGTCTTTGCGGTAGAAACGGGATTTTCAGCCGTTGCTAGTTCTCGCTGCACGTTCTTTCGGGCAGATGTTTCGCCTCGGGTCATTGCTTCTCGGTGAGTTTCAGCAAAATCTTTATAAAAGTTGTAAGGCGTAACATTGGCACTTACGATTAACCCAGTGTTCTTGTCTTCGACAATTCCGGCAACCCTGGTATATGCAGCAGCTGCTCTCTTAGCTAGCGATTCGTTATACTGGTCACTCTCAGAATCAAACTCTGGAAAATCGGAGAATACTTGTAAGGATTCAGTGTTCACTGCGTTCGTTGTTTCAGATACTTGAGCGTTGTATTTCTCAATAGCACGTTCTTGTTCTAAAGCTTTGAAGCGAGCTTCGACGTCATCCATACCGCTTTCGACCAACTGTTCAACAGATTGCGGTTGGTAGTACTGTTGATTTGTCTGTTCAACTTCTCGTTGTAACTGACTCCTCGTTGCTACTAATTCGCGTATCTCTTTATTGAGCTGTTCTTTGCGATTCTCTGCACTGTTCTTGGCCTTGGGCTTGTCTTCCTCTTTTGTTTCGTCTGAACTTTCCTCGGTAGTGTCCCCACTGTCCTCCGTATCTAGTTCGTCTGTTTCTTGAGCAGCTTCTACCGCTTCAGTTTCTTTTGTCTCAGGGGTTGATGATTCCTCTGGGGTAGTGTCCTGCGTCTCTACCGCGTCTGACTCGTCTTTAAAGTCATTTACATCTAGTGCGAATCCGTCATCTTCCGGCATGATTCAAGTCCTCCATTATGTTTTACGTTCGTAGCGTGAACGATTCGAGAGTTGGATAGGCTCTGTTCCGGCGAGTAGTGGGGTACTCACCAGAACACAACTTACCTCGACTCGTAGGTATCTTTAAGCCCCCTTAACCATTCCAAGTGACTCGTCAGTAACGCTTGATACTTCTTATTGCCTTCACTGATAATCTGTACTTGCATGGCGGGCATAGAGCTATCAATACCGAGTTTGCTCAGTGAATCAGTTTCCGAGAGCTTTTGTTCAGTTGCTTCAATCAGCTCATCAATAATCGGGTAGCTTTGAGCTGCCTTGGTGTGTTCAGCCAGTTCTTCTTCCTGCCTATCGTCTGGTAGGTTAGTAGGGTTAAAGCTTTGACCGTCGTTTGGTAAAATGTCTTCCATTATTCATTCCTCTCTGATTGCGCTACAATCTGGGCGACTTCTTCTAATGAAACACCTTCACGCATCATGATGATGGCTTGAGCGATAATCTCGTTATCAATGTTGCGTTCTTGCATGTCATAGACCGCCTCTTCCTCTTCCGGTGACAAACCTTGTAAGTCTTGGTCATCAATCACACCGTCTTCTAATGGGTCAGGCAGGTTAGCAAACTCGTCCATGGGTTGTTCCATCATTGGCTCTACGGCTGGTTCTAAGCCTTCCTGTGGTGCTTCTAACAGCTCAGGTGGCAATTGCTCCATCCCTTGTTCCATCGGCAGCACTTCGCCTTCTGGTATCATGCTTGGGTCAATTGGTAGTTCAGCGGGAAGTTGGGCTTGCGCCTGTTGTGCGGCAGCAGCTTGTTGTTGAGCCATCGCCTCAGCTTCTTCGCGGTCTGCTTTGAATTGTTCAAGGTCAATCGCCAGCTTCTCTTGGTCTTCAACACCTGTTAATGAGGTAAAGCGGTTATATAGTTCCACGCCTTTTTCTGGGTACTGGTCAAGAAGAGCGGTAAAGAGAGGCGAGTTTTCGATACGGGCAAGTAATGAATCGAGTGACTCAAGTTGAGCTTGGCTAGTAGCTTTATCAGAGGTTGAAGCGTCAACGGTGAACTTCAGGCTGTCGGTGTATTCGTCGTAGTTAATAACAAACTTATCATCTTCAGTGACTTTCGCTTTCAGTTCACGGAGCTTATCGGCAGTATCTTTGTCCAGTTGAAGTTCTTCTTTCCCCTTTTTATTGGCAAACTCGATATTCAACATCGATTCACAGACATCACCAAACCAGGCTTCGAACTGTTTACGCATGTAGTTATCAGAGACACCAAGCTTGAGGTTCTGAGATTCAACACCGGCACTGGTCTTAGAGAAGCCAGGGTTACCTACTTCAGCACTAATAGACGTGTCACCGTTATTGTTAAGGGCGATGATTTGCGACTTAAAGAGACCATAGTCAGTAGTGAAGTTATTAAGAGCGGTCGTGTCCAGCTTAAGAGTATCAAGAGAGTTATTAGCATCAGCACCGAGGTCGATAAGAGCATTCGGCTGGAGCTTCGCCTGGGTCTTGTTCCAGTTACCGCGCTTCACCATCGGAGGAGCAAGCTGAAGGGCGCGCATGTATTGGTAAGATTGGAGCATTGAGTCGATGACGTTTTGTGTACCACCAGATAGTTCCACGATACCGCGGCCAAGTGGGTTCTCGAAGTCGATATTGGCGTAGAGCCATTGAATAGGCATAACACCACGAGGGTCTTCGTTGTCAAACTCACCAACGATACCGTTCTCATCATTCCCAAGGTCAGGAGCGAATACGAAGAACTTCGCTTTAATACCCATTTGGAAGCCAGTAATAATTTCAATTGCTTCAACAGCTTTGTTTCGTTCCTTCTCACCAGAGCTTTGAGCTTCTTGCTCTTTCTTCTTAATCTGGTCTTTCAGTTCTTCAAGCTTCTTGACGTTCCACTTGCTGTGCTCGTTCTCTTTGTGCTTATCAATAAGGGCGTCAATGTCTGATACTTGATACCATGAACGCACGAAGAAGATGTTACAGTCGGCGAAGGTCAGCTTGCCTCGTTCAAAGAAGGCGTCCTTGATATAGAACAGTTTAAAGTCTGCACCGGTATAGTCGTTGTGCTTGCCAAAGAAGGTCATTGAGCCGTAGCCACCGAAGGTCAGGGACTTACTCATAATACCCCACGACTTTTGAAGAACATCGGCTTGAGAAATAGCGTTCGGGATAATCCGCTGGGTTAAGACAAAGTTACAAACGATTGACTTTACTTGGTCCCCGTTAGCCATAACTTTCCCGGTAGGGATTTGTTGAATCGTCCGCTTTGGTTGTTCTTGAATAATAGCAGCTAAAGTACCGTCAGTGTTCTTTGGGTAGGCAGCATTAATACCAGGGTGTGGACGGTTACGGGCAATACGTTCATATTCCGAGAGAGGCTCGAAGAGGGGTGCCATGTATGTCTTGGCATCTTCCCATTTTTCCGAAAAGTTTTCTTTGGTTAGATAAGGTGTGGCCACTAAGTAATTCCTATTAGTAGCCGTGGTACATCTCACTAGCCTTGATGTGTATATTGTAAGTGCTTAAGATTAGTTATTCAAACTATTCGTGGTCATTTTGTATCTGCTGCTTAATTAAGAGTGATTCAACACTGGGACTTTGCCACCACCTATCTATGATAGTGACCTGCTTTGGTTTGTCCTTATGGCCACTCCCGTAGGTAGAGCTAAAGCTTTCGACTTGCTTCTGACGCTCACGTTTAAACCATTCTTTAGAGTACATAGGCACGGTGTCGCTACTGTCTTTATCCAGCTCGTATTGCTCTAGGAAGTCTTGCTTGACTTTCAAGGCTTCTTCCATAGTGTCGTAGTAGCCAAGCTTGTAGACTACTCGGTTGCGGTTGATAGTTACTCTAAACTTGTTCATGGCTGCCCACCAGTATATCCCACGAGTGTCCATTAGATGTTTTCTCCTAGGTATTTGATTGGGTCATCCGCTATTACCATTTGTGTGAGATGAAACTTCCAAGGGTCGTCAAGTTCTGGCTTGTATTGGTCTTCGTTATAGAGTTCATGCTGGAACTCGCACACCTTACAGTTTATATCGTTACGCCATTCACCCCATAATACTTTGGCAAACCGTTGTAATGTAGGTATATCTTCCAACAACTCACCCATGGTGTACCCGTATGGAATATTGTTTGATTGAAGTATTTTATCAAAAGCTTTTTCTAGTATTTGTTTGTTATCCATTACGCTCTCCACTCCTTCTCTAAATAACGATTACCCTTGTCTGAATACACCCGTTTAATCAGGATGTGCTTGCTGTCTTTGTGCTCACGTAGGAACTGTAGTATCTGACTTAGCTCATTGGCGTCATCTGTTACTGGTTCTTTTACCATCGTAAAGGTATGTGACAATACTTCCTTGCCGTTCTCGTACTTGCGCTTGGTGTTTTCTTCTCCAAATTGAATCATGACTTAGCTTCTTCTAGAATTTTTGTAACTCTTAAAATTGCTACATTGTAGCCTTTGTAAAATAAATCTTCTACGGGTTGTTCTAAGCCTTGATTATGTAACTCTTTTGGCAATGCATTTAACACTGTGTCAATCGTACTGTTCACATAACTACTCAGGGCGTTATCTATAAAGTCTTTAAACTCCCATTCATCGAACACAGCTGCTTTATATTTCTCTTCTAATTCTTTTCTTAGTTCGCTCATATATCCCCCTTTAATAAAATAAACTATCTATGTCGCCAGTATCAGCTTGAACATCACCGTCTATCTCAGGTCGCCTACTCGCTTGTGTCTGATATGCCAGTGAATCACTTGCGTCATCGTTAGTAGCCTTAGGGAACAGCTTTAGCTCCTCTTCTAAGTCTTCACACTGGTTCTGCCCCCCAATAAGGATGTGATGAATAGCCCCACGCTCGTAACGAGGCACGAGGGCTTCTATACGTAGTTCTTTCTGCGTTCCGCCTGTCTTAACAAGTTCTATGTACATAAACACGCCGCGAATATGCATCTCATCGTTAATAGACTTGAGTAACCCTTGTGTGAATTGGTTATCTTCTATGCATATCTTATGTAGGCTGTATCGCTGCCAGTTAGTAAACATCATATCAATCATACCTGTAGCACTAAGTTTTGTCCGTTGGCTAATAATGTTCCAGTGGTTCTGACTATCTATGAAGTTAATAGTGGTACCTACAAAGTCTTTGCCCTGCTTGATGTCATCTTTACCCCTTGGGTCAATAGTCATTACGTTGTAGGTCTCAAGGGTACGTACTTGCTCCATAGTCCTATAGGTGAACCAGGCTTGTTTAAACTTACGGTTCTCCTCATCAATTGGTGTCTGCTGATATAAGGCACTAAACTCATACGTACCCATTGCTGATTTCATAGTCTTAAGCTTCTCTAGTGGAAACTTATCAGGCCAGAGAGCTTCGCCTTCTTTGCGGTAGTCATCATCCTCTGTAGCAATGGCTTTGAACTGAATAATCTCCCAGTTGTCATATGGCTCACCGCTTTTTTTTGCTTCTTCTGCATCTGCAAGTACCCTACCAGCAAGATCATCTTCGTGCCACCTTGTAAGGATAAAGAGAATCATTGAGTTGCCTTCTTGGCGGGTATAAAAGGTAGACTGATACCATTTGTGCCGTGATTGACGTACCACAACGCTATCTGCTTCTTCACGGTTCTTAAATGGGTCATCAATAATACCAATCTTATAGCCACGTCCTGTCAACGCACCACCCACACCGACGGCAGTATAGCCACCCTTCTTACCTGTCATCCACTTACCTTTAGCCTTAGCATCAGCGTTGAGCTTAGTATCGAACATAGCTTGGTACTCTGGGCTGTTCATAATGGAACGAGTGTTCTGTCCAAAGTCTGTAGCTAACTCGTCTGAGTAAGAACTGGTAATGAACTGCATTTCTGGGTCTTTACCTAGTACCCACGATGGGAACTTCTGCGTTACCTCATCACTCTTACCGTGTCGTGGTGGCATAAAAAACATATAACGTACGTTCTCACCGGCTAATAGTCTTTTGTAACCTTCTTCTAGCTTTCGTGCGATAACCTTATGAAACCACTGCAATGAGTAGTTAGGGTCAATGGCAATACAGTATTCAGCGAATGAGCCATTTACGGCTATCTCCTTAAGAATTGCTGCGTTCTGTTCTTGCTCTAATAAGTTGTTCGGCTTGTTCAGCACTGATTGATACTCCCCCACTAATGTTATTATCAACTTCTGTCTTCTCTACATACCCGTGTTTACCACTAAGAATGAGCTTAGCAATTGAAGCGTTGTATTTGTTATTCAAAGCATTTTGAATAAGTTTTTCACCTTGGTCTACCTTAAGTTTCTTAACGATGTCAGAAAATTCTTCGTTATCCTTTTCCCATTGGTATACTGTTTCCCTAGAAATACCTAGTTTAATAGCTAAACCTTCTACTGTTGGTAGGAGTGTATAGACACTTACATCAAGCTCGTTTAAGTACTTCCAACCATCTTCAATAAGTTCTGGTGTTAGTTTTGTTGGTCGTCCAGCTGGCATTATTTGTCTGCCTTTACGTTGTACCAATATTCCACTGATTCAACTCTACCCTCTAAGGCTTTTTGAGTGTTAACGAAATAATCAACGTACTCTTTGGTTGAACCACTGGGGACTTTTTCATTCGGGTAACTCTGTGCGTAGTGACGACCAATCAGTTTAACTAATATATCTACCGTCTTAGGCTTCATAGTAGGGTCATCGCGTATTGTGTATTGGTCTTTACTCATCTACGTCTTCCATTTTCCAAGTTGGTGCATTTAACTTGTATGAAGTTTGGTCAAGTACTTTAACAAATAACAATGTATGTTCTACATTACCAAAAGCATCTGTTTTATTTTCATCTATAACTCTATAACCTTTTTCGCGTAATGATTTTACTGTTTTCTCAGGGTTATCATCACTAAAAGGTATGTTATTCTTTCGTAAAAAGTTTTTCATTTGCAAGTCGCTGAAAAAGGCTCTCTCTTGCATTAACCGTTCGACTACGTCTTGTCCAAACATTATTTTTTGTCTCCCACTATATTAGCTTCTACGATGTCATCCTTAAAGAACATAACCATGCTCTCAAACTCGTTTAAAGCCCCTTGGTGGCTTGCTGATTCCTTTTCCGTGTATGGCTTCAGGAAATCTTTTAAGTTGTCGCTAGCGGCGCTTACGTTAAGGTAGGACTTCTCACCCTTCTTGTTGCGGCTAATAGTCTTAGTGTCTACAATTTGTACAATAAAACGAGGTATAGCATTCTTGCTTGCTCGGTTTTGTTTTGCGTTAGCCATTATTTTAATACCAACTTTGCTCTACGTTTAATTTCTTCTTCAATAGGTTTGAATGATTCTATAATTTTATCTCTATCTTCTTTGTAGGTAGCAGAGGGATAATATCCATAGGCATAAATAAGCTGCTGAGTATTAACATCAAGATTCATCCAGTCTTGTAGCATCTTAATTAACTTGTGTTCTGGTATTACCATAAGATTAGCCATTATTCGCTATCATCCTCTGTTAAGATTGCCTTGGTCTTTGCTATCACTGCTTCTGGTGGTTCAGTCGGTAGCTGTTGTCGTATTTGGCTGCTCCGTATCGTTAAATCTATTGACCCTGACATAAAAAGATTCCCCCGTGTTATGAGAGAATCTTATCATTAATTTGCTAATATGTCTATGCTTGTTTGATAACTAGGTAGATTGTGCCTACGAGTGCAAAGATAAATATGCCGGCAAACGATGTAACTGTGTAAAATAATGCTTTTTCTGATTTGTTCATAGCTTCATACTAGCATAAGCAAAAGTGTATGTCAATCATCTTCCCCTATTAGTTGTTTAAGTCGAGCTAGTTGTTTGTTGATTAGTAGTTCTTCAGCCACATCACATGAGCATGAATACTGGCGTTGACTACAAGTAGGACACATTTCCAGTTTTGAGTATTCCCTAGTTTCTCCAATCACTTCCCTGCAAATAGCTTCAATGTCAGCCAAAGCCTGTTTGATTATTTCCTCGTTGGTTGATTCAGGGTCAGCTCCTACAGCTTGAAAATCAAAATTTACTAGTACGTCTTTTATTGTTTTCATTTTAACTCCTTGCATTTGGGACATTTCTGCCAAAGCCAACGGTCATACCAAAAAGTGTGTTGAACGAAATGATATATACTCATTGCTTACTCGCTTCCAAAATCATTACAACATCGTAAAGTGCTTTATTGTAGCCTAATTCTTGGTATGTAATTTTAACTTTTTCAATATATTCTTCATCTCTGAAGTCGTTGTCTACTGGTTCAGGCAATGCCTCTTGAATGCAGGTTAATATATCGGCTATGATTTCGTTAAAGTCTTCTTCCAGCTTGTAGTTATCGGTATTCAATTTCATCAATTGCATTTTGCGATGTTCAATTAAAAGTGATTTAAGTTCTTCGCGTAGTTCCATAGTTATCCTTCCGTGCGTTTTAGTTCTTGTTCTAATGAAGTGATACGGTCGCCTGAATAGTCGTAAGTTTTAATGCCGAAAGACTTAATTTCGTCAGTGTGCAATTTTCTCATCTCATCTAAACGGCTCGTTATATCTTGTTTATGGAGGAGGTTGGCATTTAGTCTTGTAACTGATGAAATGATGTACTTCATAGCGTCTTCAGGGGAATGACCAAACTTGCCATCTGATTTATGCCACAAGTCTATCCCTTTCGCTAACCAAGCAATCTGAACTACCTTATCGCCAGAAGATGTGTTTGTATTTGCAATTTCAATCCGTTTTGCAATAAGTTCATCTAGGTCTTCGTTAGAATCTTTAGCCATTACTTACCCTCCAAGTTGTTACGTTTACGCTGCTCAGCACGAGCAGCTTCATATCCAGCCCTATACCCATCTCTATAGCCTTTAGTACGAGGGTGGATTATTCGGGTACGATAAATCCTAGAATGACTTAGGGTTGCTATGATATTAAAACCTTTTAATTGCTCTTCGGTTAAAATTAAATCACTTAGTTCCATATTTTTCCTTAATCTCAGCCCTAAGACTGTTTTGTGCTGCTTCCCATGTAGCCTCGTCACCAGCTGCACCATCGTGAATATGAGTGTCATTACCTAAAGACAATGTTAGATATGTCTGTTGCTGCTCTTTCACTAAGGCAAATACTTCTTTCAAAGTTAACTTTTCTAACCTATCAACATCTTTCATGTCTAGGTCTTTACCCTTTTTACCAGTATTCCAGCCGTTAGTGTATTGCTGACAGCCATTCAGGTGTAAGATACTGTCCAAGGCTTCTCGTAGTGCTTTATCGTCTAGCCCTCTATGTGTATCTGTGTTAGTCATTGTTTGTTTTACAAGCTCCGTGTTTACTTTTATCTTTCCACACCATGCACATTTTCTTGTCACAACAACTGTGTTAGCGTCTTTATCCGGTATTTCACTTACAATTTCAAGCTTATGGTAACCTTTAAATTCGCTACCTTCACATGGGAACGTTAAATTGTTAGTCATGGTTAGGTGGCCTCCTATACTATTTCTGTTGACCAACTCCAACTCATTGAGCCGTTGATGGTAAACTTTTTATTACAGTTGTCGCACTCCATATCCAAAGTTTCCTCTGTATAAAATGCTGGTTCGGCAGCTTCTAGCCCTAGAGAGTCGCCACAATGAGGGCATTGAATCTCATCAACATCATCAAAATAATCTGGTATTGAATTCATAATCTCTTGTAGCTTATCTATTTCTTCATCGGTAAAAGTACTCATGCCTTTGTTCCTTTGTTTAATGATTGTTGAAGCGACAGTTTGTAATCCCTAATCCATAAATGTGCGCCGTCTGGTTCAAGTCGAATTTCAGGGTAGCCATCTGGTTGACCCTAGGTTGGGTCGATTGCAAATAGCCCACCAGGGTTTTTAGTAATGTCGTCCAATACTCGTTCCTGTGCCTTAATCAACATCTGGGTGAGGGCTGTACGGGCTGCTGGATAGGGTGATTCTTCAGTTAGTTCGTTCATTAGATTATTCATGTCATGATTGAATTTCTTGAGTATCGCGTCTATCTCTTCTTGTTGGGTGAGGTTATTGCTCATAAAAACCTGCCAATATACTTATCGAAAGTTACAATAACCATTGCAGTTAAGATGTAGGTAAACTTATTACGGCTTCTGAATGTAGCAATTTTAGTAGTGACATCTCGATACGCTTCACTCTTATATCTAAAATACCAATGTTTAATATCACTTTGTTCAAAGTCGTATTCTGGTTTATAATCAACCTCAACTTCGACTAAAGGTATGCGAAATCCAGCTTTATCGAAATAAAGAGGTTCTTCGTTATCCATTGATATACTGACACGGCCTATTTCTTTAGTAGGGTCTAAGATTGTTTTTGTAACTTTACTCATCTTCTATCTCCATCATTGACGCCAATGCGTCCTGCCATTCGTAAGACATTGATTCTATTTCATCCTTGATTTTACTCATTGTACTGTTTCTCCTCTGTCTTTAGTGATTAAAGCTTTACGATGGTCTTGATACGGTTTCATAACTGTCTTTATTTCTTCATATAGATTACCGATTACTTCGCCAGTCATTTCAGGAAAATTCTTTTCAAGTCTGTGTACCATAAGAGGCGACATGGTTATCATGAGTGAAGAAGCTACCATAAATTCGGCTTCCACTATTCTCTGTTCTACCTCAGCCTCGGTGTACATCTTATGACCACCGTGTGATACGAAGCCACGTTCTTTGAGGGCTTTTTCTGTATGGGATTTTATGAGTGCCATAAAAGTCTTATAGCTAACTACGTATTGATTAGCACGAGCTGTCTGGCTGTCACCAAACATTGATTCCCAAAGTTTAAGTAGCTCATCTTCATAGGGTTCTGAGGGAGTGATACCATGTACTATATCCATTTCTTCAGGTGTTAATGTTTTTTCTTCCCAATCGTCTTGGTTACGTCGTGACATTATTTCATCTCCCTTGAGCCATAAAAGTGATAATTTGCTACTTCACCATCAAAACTCATTAGCTTAAAGTAAATACTCAATGATTTGTTTTTTTCTGTTGTTGTGTCTGCTGGTAATGAGAAACCAACATCTATTCCTGGCGTACCTGACATATCTACTTCTTTAGTAAAACCGTGCATATAAAATATTGCCTTATACTTATCCATTACCGTTCTCCTTGAAGCTGTTCTTTTGTGCGATGTAATTCTCCACCAAACAAATCAAATTCAAACAATACCGATATAACCCAATCTCTATTTTCGGAAACAACATTAGCAGCAATATCTTCAATACTCGGCAAGTGTGGGTATTTATCATTTAACCTAGTGATTAAATCTTCTTGGGCTTTTACTGTTTCTCTATTAATAAGGGCTAGTATTCTAGGTATACGGCTGTCGGTTTCCCAGTTAATAGGCAATGCTTCTGGTGAGTTGCCACCAAATATTGCTAATGCAGCTTGCTGTTTTTGTTCTGTATCTTCTTTATGGGTAGGTCGATGGTCAGATACTAAATAGTTACAATCCGTGCAACAGTCGCTCCCGTCAAATACTGTACTTATCTTAACTTCATCTTGAGTGAGTTTACATGGGTTGCTCATTACTCGTTCTCCTTATTTGCTCTAAAGTTTAATATGGATTCTGCTTTCTTATAGGTGTACCAAAGTATTTCTGTGTTCATCTTGTATAAGAACTTGTCGATGCGCTTCATCTTCTGGAGGAGTAGTTTGTGTTCCGGTATCATTTCTTATGTCCAGGTTCTGATTCAAGGTATTCGAAACCTATCTTAGTTTTTTGGAGTTTGCTTTTTGACACTACTGCCACCTTTACTTGATACTTCTTTTAGTTGTTCGGGGGTGAGGACGGCGAAACCTTTGGGAACTTTGGCGAGGCCGCCTTTTCGTCCGCTTTCGCGCTTCTGTTGCCGTTGGGCTTCGGTGAGGGTTTGTTTTCCGGTCATTTATTCTGCTTTCTTATTAAATAGGTGCTTAGTCCAACTGGACTTAGGTTTTTCTTCTATGAGGTAATACTTGAATGTTCCTGTATATCGTCCGTTGATAGCGAGGCGTTCACAGTATACGTTGAAGCCTTCTGCTCGTAGCTCGGCAATTCTCGCACTGTAGCGTAGAATGCCTTGCTGAGGGAACTTATAGTTCTCTAGGCCGTGTTTGCCAGCTTTACGTAGCATAGTGAGTAGTTTTGTAGTTTGTGACATTATAATTTTCCAATCTTATTGAGAATTTCTTTTCGTAGTTGGTTACGTGCCGTTGCTTCATAATCTCGTTCTTGCAAAGCCGTTGAACCTATTAACTCTTTTTCATAGTTACCTAGTTGGTTTATAAAAATTTCCTTAATTGCATCTTTTGCCAATCGACCATAGTAGGTATTTGGCGTAAAGTTTGATTCATTCAGAATGTCATCTAATTTACTCATACAAGCCAACGCCTCCATACTTGGTTTTCTGTTAATAGCCCTGCCCTTACTGCTTCTGCGTACTTAGCTTTGAATATCGTGTAATCGAGCATTGCTTCGTCTATCCAGTTACTCATTATCGGCAACCTCCACAGGTACAACCCTGTACTTTATTATTCTCGTCGTAATAGCTTAAACATTGGTAAAGCTCTGTAGTAGGTTCTGGCTTCTCTTCCGTAGTATCGGTTAAGACACTGTTAAGAGTAGGGAGGTTCTTTTGAATGTAGTCTGAGAGTGACATACTAGCAATCCTCCAATACTTGGAACTGGTCACTCGTATCTTCATCGAAGTCTTCTATAAAAGGAAATACCTTGGCTAGTTCTTCGTAATCTTGGTCTGTGAAGTGTGCAAACGGGTCACGGTGTACGTTAATGTTTTGTGGTGTGTCGTTGTATTCTACGTTGATTGTCATTCTTATACCCTTTCCTATTTGATATATTCTTATTGTAGCATAAGCTAACATGAAAAACAATAGCATAACCAAAAAGCACCCGTGGAAGTGGGTGCTTTAAGTATTGCCGAGCCAGGTGCTAGCTCACGGTCTGTATATGTAAACGGCATATGGCGGGCAATGAGTTATTCAGTCAGTACATGGCTGCTAGTAGCCGACTGGAGTGATATTTAACGTCTTTGTTAATTGCCGGATGTATCCCAAAGGAGACGATGGGGCTCTCACTACTAGCTGACTATTAGGCTGCCGTACGTAGAGAGGACAGGTGTTCCTAATAGCCATGAAGAACATATAAGGCGCTCTACTGAAAAAATGTTACTAACTTCGCATACAGAGAGGTTGCGCTACTCATGATTTCTTATATGTCCATGTACTGACTGAATTGTTAAAGGTACTTTAGTTTCTTACAGGTATTATACCATCCTGATGTCTTACAGAACGAACCTTGTGACTTATACATTTTGTATGCGTAGGCGACGTTGTGTTCGGCTTGTAATAATAGGTGTTCAGCCGGTCGAGTTGCTCGCATTTTACCTATAAGGTTAATTTGAAAACAACCAACTGAGTAATCACCGGTATCAGGGTTATCGTTAATAACTGTTTGTACTCCCCGGCTTTCAATCATCATAACGGCATGAGCTTGTTTTTGAGGCCAGTCATACTTCGCTATTTCAGTTGAACAGGTGCTAATTGGTGTTTGTGGCAGTACTGGAGCCTCGCTGACCTTCTTTACTGCCACAATTGGTTCTACTGTTGCCTTTTGTTCTATAACCGCATTAGAGGGCTTTAAAATGGGTTCTATTGTTTTACTGATAGCTGGATAGAATTAACTACCTTAGCTTGGGTGTCGTTAATGACGTTGATTGAGAGGAAGTAACCGAACACTGTTCCGATAACCGTAAAAGCAATTGCTGTTAAGATTAAGTGGTAGCGGTGTGATTGCTTACTCATTGCTAGTTTGTAGTCTGCAATAGACATTTCTTTTTTGTTTTCTGATTTGGTCATATATACTCTTTTCTTTTTGTATTCGTCTGTATGTGAGAGGGTATTGGATTCGAACCAATGAAATTCTCAAATTTGATATTATCTCCTAAGCACCTTTGACCACTTGGACGCAACCCTCACAGCTACAGACGAATTGTTAATTGTTAAGCTCTACGAGTGCCTTATCAGAGTTACGGCTTGGGTCTATCTTTATCCCGTTCGTTTTGCTTGTAGCCCTTTCCTTTGCGGCTATCTCAATACTATCATGTGCTTATGGTTAAGTCAAGTAGTTTTTGCTTATATTCTTTTTCTATCTCTATAAAATCATGCAACTTATATTGCTTTGTAGTTCCCTTAAGTGCCAAAAAACCTTCTATTTCTTCACGACTATAACCTTCATCAAACATGAATAGAGTGTACGCTGCGTAATTGCCGCCTAAGCCCATAGGAGGCTTCTGATTGCAGTATCCGCATTGTGAGTAGACTATCTGCTCATTGAAGAGAACAGCATTGCCACGACCTGCTACAAAGTGGCCTGCTTGGAGTTTCGTACGAGGGAATGGGTTTTTACAGGTTACGCACATACCTTGTTCTGGGTCGCCAGTAAATCGAATACAATCTCTTGTACGGATATAGAGGCTAAATGCGTCCCAGGCTTTTGTCTTGGCACTAGCTCTTGGTGTTTTCTTTTTACGTGGTTTATTTAATACAAGTTCAAGTGGCGGTAAGCGCATATCATTGAGCTTTTTGACTCCTGATATAAATTCTTCCCGGCGTTTATTGTTTATTGCTATACGCTTTAATGGCTTCTTGGGCTTATGAAACATCGCTGTATGGTAGATAGAAGCGCAGGTGCTACCGTCTTCTAGTATATATTTACAGGTTTGTTGTTTCATAATTAACCTTAGCGTTGGTTATTAATATTGTTTTGCATATTCCACACAGCTTGCGAAGCGGCTTGTGACATCATATTTGTAAACATTTTACTGGCATTATTCATGACCATTTCTTTTACAGCTTCATCTATTTGATTATTATTCTTATCAAACGACCTCTTATATGTTTTCTCCATGTGGGTTTTAATATGGTCCCTGGCAACTTCCCTTATAAGTTCTTGGCACATCTTTGTAAATTCAGACTGTGTCACTGTACCGTATCTGTCGGTTTTATCTTCAAAGAATAATGTAACCTGTTTTTTTACAAGATTCTCCCATTCTGCATCAGGTATTAGTTCTGCAAATGTTACTTTAATTTTATCTGTAACGCTTTTCATAATTGATGTTGGATTGTATTTCTCAATTTCATTACTCATTTTTATACTTCCTCTTGTGTTTTATAGTTAGCAGGGTTCATAGCTTCTCGCCGTATGCTTCTTGCATTGCTTTCAGAGCGACTTTGAACAAATGGGGTTCTCTATCGCGTAGCTCTTCCAATAATATAATAGTGGTAGCTAATCCCTGACCGGGTAAGTGTTCGCCTAGTTTTACTTCTAAACCGACGAAAATTCCTTTATATTCTTTATCCATATTAGTTCTTATTATCCAATCCGTTAATAGCTTCTTCAATTGTTTTTCTCATCTCATGGATTGCTGAGTTATATCCAACAGTATTATGAAGTAAAGCGCCTCTAGGTTGACCAAGTTTTAGTTCTGGTAAAGCACTTTCGAAAGCTTCTAAAATTGACCTGACACCGTCTTCATAGGTATCATGTCCGACATTATCCCATATTTCTTGCAATAATTTACTCATTATTTGTTGTAACTTCCATCCTGGTTAATACCATCATCACCTTCTGCATCAAGAGCATCTGCAACAGCATTTGCGTCATCAATCGTATCAATGGTTGCCTTTTCTAGCACAATTGAGATAAAAGCTTTCTTCTGGTCTGCTCGTGTATAATCGTGAGCTTCAAGCATTTCGTTAATTTGTACCTTAGCTCGTGCCAGTGTACTCTTAAACTCTTCGATACCCTCTGTATCACCTTCCATCCCCATAGGTTCTGAACCAGCCTGTGCTTCTTCTTGGCGGTTGCGTACTTCTTTATCTTTATTACGTTGTTTTACTATCGCTAAATTATCGTTGATACTTTTCTGACTTTGCTTTACTTGTTCACCGGCTGCGTCCGCATCTTCATCTGTGATAAGCCCTAACATGCTTGAGAGGCTGTATCGGCGTAGGTACGTGATAGCACTACCTAATACTTGAAACTCGTTCATCTTCGCCAGTTGTACGTGCTGTGGAATAAGTACGCTTGATTCAATACTTTCACCTGATTCAACGTGGAAGATGATAGTTTTGAGACTTTCACCGTCTAATGGTTGGACGTACCCTAGCCCGTTCTTAGTGAGTAGTGGTTTAATAATCTCGTTAATCTCGCCTAAGTCTGCAAACTTGTAACCATATCCGCTTGCACCTTTATAAATGTGGGGTACTTCTGCTTGAAATGATGCGAGTGCTTTATATAGTTCTTTCATTATTTAACTCCCATATTATTAAGAGCGCCATCAATAAGTTTATTAAGCCTATCAGTATCAAGTTCTACAGTTTTACTAAGACTAGGTAAATTAACGCCACGATTCCGTAAATACATAGCTGTACCAGCAACTTCGTCTTCAGTAATCTCAAGCTTATCTGCCACGTAAGAATAACGTAGTTTTAATTTTTTTGCTTTTAACCAAACTTTTATAAATTTTTCATAATCTTTTTCTTTGTTATAAGACATTACTATCTCCTTCTTTAAGTAACGATTGAAAATATTGTTTAATGTTGCCTTTTTTATCAAATGCAATTTTTGCTGGGCCAACAATAATATACCCATAAGATAAATATTCGTTAATTTTATCTTCAAAAAGTTCTAGGTTGTTACTTTGTACATAATAAGTTTTGTTACGCATAGTGACCATCCGGGTATACGTTATATGATACTCCGTCAACTGTACCTAAGTAATACGTACTCTTAATTTGTTCTACTTGTATTGTCATATTGTATAGCCCTTTCATTTGCTTATGTCCTTAGTATAGCACGTTAGCTTATGGTAATCAATAAGGATATTGTATTAAATTACTATATTTGTTAAAGTATAAAGATATAGCCAGAGAAGCCTTAGTTGAACTACTCCCACCAGTACTCAACTCATGCCCTTTCCCTCTGGCTATTTTTTTGTATATTTCAGGCTTGTTTAACTTAATCTTAAGCAGTATGATAGCAATGTAATCTGACTGCACTTTAGAAGTAGTGAATCACCGCCAGGCTCGTACCTTATTGCATATACCTTTCATAACGAATGGAAAATAAACATTAGTTGTCCTCACAATCACGAGGACTTCTTTTTTTGTGGTTGTACATAAGCGGTATTTTGTGTATAGTAGTAAGTAACTATTTGCTTTCTTGCGAACACAAATAGGGCGGTATAAATAGAAATACCCGACACTTTCGTATCGGGCTTGCTCTCTTGCTAATTTAATTATAGCAAGTAGATATTATTTATGCAACAGTCCGGGGAGTCGCTGACGTATGCCTTTAGTTGGACTTAAATGAACTATAAATGCGCTCAACGTTTTAGACTATCGTAAAGTCTGCTTTTGTACTGAAGTATGAGAGAATATCAATATAGATACCTTAAAAATTTGGAACTATGTTATAGATGGTACGCATTTGGTAAATGGCGTCCGTTCAGATTGTAGGACTTAATAAACGTCTGTAAAGCTTTAGTGCCTAATCAGTAGCCTATTAATTACCACTTGCATTCTGTCTATAACAATTAAAGGTATTAGTGTAGTGGTTTATGCTGTGGGTAATAGATAATTCAATAAGGTTACTGGTAGCTCCCGTAATACATAATGATGAGCCAAGAATGAATGTCGGTAAGCATAAGACTTCACAAGCTATTATCCTGAAACCACTGCGCTTATACCTTTAATAAATAGTTACCTAGTCCTTAATAGAATAACGACTACTCTTAATACATTACTTGCTTATAAATTAGATTTAACTAGTAATAACGAATAGGAGTTAGACTTACACACTTCAGGGAATAGCTTCAATATTAACTCCCCCCGCTGTTACAAGGGAAAAGGAAAGTCTTTTAGTGTGTGTTAAAATAGTTTTGTACTTAACATAAGGAAACTAACATGAAATCACTTGCATCACGAATCATTCTATCAATAGTAGTGGGGTTAGTAGCCTGGGGACTTACGTACCTGCTTGGCTTGGTTATCGGACTTATTCCGTTCATTAGCCCAATTGGTGCCTTTATCATGTTTGTAAGCCCTCTTGTAGGCCTTTTGAGTGGTATCTGGTACTTCTTTACTAATCGTACAGTTGCGCTATAATAGACACATCGCGACGAGCGAATCCTGGGTTCAACCATTCATCCTTCGCCAGATACAAATAACCTCCGCTAAATACGGAGGTTATTTTATTACACTGCCACTGTTGATAAGTGGGCTATTCTAGTCTATATGAGAGGTTTCTCACTTACAAACCGCTTCTGGTTATTTATGATGAGGGTAGATAGCAGGGTACTATTGCACCGTTCCCGCTTTAACGTTATGAAAGTGGTATGGCATATGATTTCTTCGTCATCTGAAGGAGGTTTAGCAACTCAATGAATGCTCTTTTAGTTTGTCATACGATGTTCTATTTCCGTGGGGGGACGGTAACTTTGACCAGGCCGTCCCTACTTTGTGTTCACCAGCTCTAATTCACCCTCTTCGTGCCGAAACCAAAGCTCTGTGGCGATAAGGCTGATTTCATGCTGGACCTGAGCTTTACGTTCCGGATTCAGGTAATTGCCATTAATGGCTTGGGTTAATTCTCTCCCGCGTTGGTCTAATCTCGCCAGTGGCCACTCCGTATGATTGTTTTCCATTAGGCACTCCTCAATAAGTTATAATCATTACTCACTCGTCGTAGGACATCTTTCGTTAAAGACTTGAAGACAGGATTGCGTGCGGAACCTGTTCTCAGGCGTTCTCCGGCCTCCTGGGCTTCAACAACGATATTCATTGCTTGTTCGATGGTTGGCATTGCTGGCGGGCTGTATAAACGGTGCAACGTGTCGTGTTGGTCAACGGGCATGAGAAATTGGTGGCGTTCTAAATCTCGGAAAGTTTGTAAAAGAGCCAGAGAGCCAAACGCCCGAGCTTCCCAGCCATTATGATGATTGTTCCAATTCTGCTCCCGAGACAGGTCTAGATGAGATTCCGGCAAGCCAAGTTCAAAAGGGGAGATACCAACGCCGTGACGGGTTGGGTATCGTTCCATGTCAGTTAATACTTTTCCAGGTACTCGTTGCTTCGGGTGGATTGATGTAATCATCAAACTCACAGGTGTAGAGACCCAGCGCACCGAGGAGTGATACCTTCTCATGATTCGTTAAAGAAGTGATTTCGACTGCTTCATTCAGTAGGTCGATTCTATCAGGATTAGTTAATCGTTCCGTCATTGTGATTTAATGATAATACAATTAACGTAAGTTGTATACGCCTAAATCTCCATATAATTTATACGCCTCTTCGTCCCATTTTTTGGCTGCTTCGACTTCACTGGAAAATGTTCCAAGGAATTTATAACCAAGTACGGCTTGCCACTTATTTTTACTGCGGAAGGAGTGTTTTTCCCCATCAACAGTAATATAAGTACTTGTCGGGCGACTAACACCTTTATATTTTCTATCTGTATAGCTATTTCTATTACGGTTAATCGCATTACCCTTCATCGTCAATGGTCTTAAGTTTATGCCTCGATTATCTAGTTTGTCTCTATTGATGTGGTCAACAACATAGCCTTTAGAAACTTTTAAAACTTCTTTGTGAAGGTATATATCATTTTTCCCTCTACCTTCATGAGGGAAAGTTTTACGAACTACATATCCATTAGGGTTAAGATACCACCGGTAAGAAGAAAAGTATTCACCATCATAATCACCATCAACAAGTGTAAATTTTCCATCACCATATTTTCCATGTAGTGGTATTTTAATATATTCCATATTTCTATTAAAATCCATATTATAAAAAATGTCAATAAAATAAGCCCCTAGCAATCGTGAGGCTTATTTTATATCGTCGGTTATCAACTAAATTGATAGTTCTATTATACTACGAACCGCTGTAATATGTATTCATTTTAAGCTCCCGCTGGTATATGGGTACCCATTATGCACTCTTCGTTATGTTATTACCCATTATTTTAGTTCTTCAGTTTCAACGACAAGACTTGCTGAGTTACTATTACCTGTAGATGAGCTAGCAATACTCGTGAGAAGCGATATAAGCCCCGCTAAGCCACTTACAGAAAGCAAGGTGACATAGTTTACGTCTAGTAATCCAAAGGCTCCTGCACCGAGCTGTGCAATCATGGCTTGAGCGATAGTTTTAACTGAGCGTTCAATCGCATCGGCCCAGAATGTTTTTGTTGTTAGTGCTGACATATTCTTATTCCTTTTCCGGTTCTCTTGAACCTGTTTTATAAAATTAACGGTCTGTGTTCTTAATTTCTTTTGGTACGGCGTGTAGACAGTGTCTCTTCAACTAGCCATTATTTCAATGCGTCCATTAAAGCTTCTTTCAATTTGTGTAGCTTCTTTACTGCTTCTGAATCTACCGTCTTACCCACTTGACCTTCCAGGTCTTTAATCTTTTTCTGAGCTTCAGGATACAGCGAGTACAACATCCCGTTAACATTCTGCCACTCCGGACTCG